GAACCCCTTGGCATCAGTTATACATAGTAATAGAAGTAGTATCAGTATTTAGATGGCAGGTCCAACGCCGAGAACATATAAAACTTCTGAAATAAAGACGAGACTTCTTGATATTGCTCGTCCCACTACATACATGGTAAAATTTACACCACCACCTGTGGTTCAAGGTTTTATTGCTAGTCGTGGTGTAAATTATTTTACATCTGGTGAAGACTTAGAGTTGTCCTGTAATGTTATAAGTACTCCCTCTACATCATTTCTTACTCACTCGGTGAGTGCAGACTATCATGGTGTGACACAAGAAATCCCATATCGTAGAGCATACGAAAACGAGATAGGATTGTCCTTCTATGTTGATACCAAATACGAAATTATTGAATTCTTTGAAGGTTGGATTGATTACATGAGTGGTGTTGATACAACTCTTGATAGGGATGATTATAGATCGGGACAAGCATTTTATAGACAGAACTATTATAATGATTATGCATCAAGTAGTCTCTACTTGACTAAGTTTGAAAGAGACTATAATAGGAGAAAAGGTCCTAACGAAGAGTCATCAATAAAGAAATACATGGAATATGAAATGATTCAAGCATATCCCAAAGCTATAAATAGTATGGAATTGGCATATGCTAATAGAGATACCCCTCTCACAGTGGATGTGACATTTGGTTATACCCGTTACGTTCGAGTAAGAAAATGAAGACTTTTAAAGAGTTCCTATCTGAAGATGCTGCATCAGACACCCAAGCAACTATTGCTGGTGATGACACTCGTGGTACTTCAGGTACCTTTGGTGGCCCAGTGAGTAGAAAACAACAATCTGTCCTTGATTATTTCAAGAGAAAGAAGAAAGATAATAATGGTGGTGGCCAGGACCAAGAAACAAGTCAAGAGAAACCTGATGGTCCAGGTAAACAACCTGATAGAAAACCTCAACCATATAGAAGTTCAAAACCTCAACGTACTCTTCCGCAAGGAAAGGAACGTCCAGCACTTCCTGCAAGTAAGGATTCGATGGTCGCAAGAAGAACAGCTTCTTCTAAACAACCACCACAGCACAAACAAATCTCTGCAAGACCAGCATCAACAGCGATGGCTGGTAGTAGACAGAGACCTGCAATCAGACCTGCTAAGTCTAATCTCTCAAGAGATAATATGGGTGTCCAGAAGGTCAACGTACAAGACCTTGGACCTTCTACCCAGAAGAGATTAAACCCAGCTAGAAGTAATCAAAAACGTTTACCTCCTGCAGGATTCAGAGCTAAAGACCTAAGAGCACGTGGATGAAGAACAACAGGACTATCTGAATAGTGAGATCAACAGATTTTCTGAAGAGGAAGTAAATCGTATCAAGTCTATGAGAGATGAAGACGATATGATGTTGGAGATTATTGCAAAACTTGACGATACAGAAGTTGTTCCTGATACGGGTAGATATTATACATTCATATATACTGCAAAAACACCCAGAGTTGAATACGACAGATTTCCTTTAGTTGCTGTTACTGGGGTTTTTAGATGGGGATTTAGGGGTTTAAACTATCACTGGGGTGAAATGAGAAATTATACCTGGGATGAGATACAGAACGTTCTATATACCGTATATCCTATGGAATTAAAGACTTTAAGAGCAATTCCATATCAAAGTTTCACAATAAATAATTAAAATTCCCTAGTGTAATGGCAATCAAAAAGACCAATATAATGTGGAATGGGTTGGTTCTTACAGAAGAGATCAACACAGAAACTGGGGTTATGCAAATAAAGGACGCAGAGGGTAAATTAGGTGTCCTTGCTCAAGGTACGGGTTCGAACTGGAATTTAGTGAATCCAAGTACTTTCAAAAATCTGTATACCAATGCCACGGGGAAAAATTTAAATAGTGATCAATTCGAAACTCAATTTTATAAACAAACAAGTGTCTTTAATGATCATAGAGCAGAGTCTCTGACAACAACTGCTAATAATGCAAACGATGGCGGAAAGTTAGCAACACAATATTTCGAATCAGGTATCCCTGGAATGAAAAATCCAGTAACTGGACAATATGTGAATCAAGATGGAAGTATTACTTCTTCTAATCCCTTCAGTAATGATCCTTCAACCGTAGTTGATTCAAACAATCCTAATACAGGTGGTGTAAACGACAGTATAAACAGTGAGACTGGGGCAGATGTAAATGGATCTGGAGATTCATCTGCACCAGGAGGGGCAGATGCATTAGGTAATCAAAATATTAAAACTTTTACAGCAGGTGGTAGTCAAGATATTTTAAGATATCCACTAGAAATGCCAAATGGATTTGAATACGATTACATCAGTATTCAAGCAGCAGAATATAAACCAAGTGGTCTAGAAGCACAAGCGGGTGATTTAAGTCAAGCAAATGTCGGAGGAAAAAGGTTTGAAACTGTCATCCTCCCAATGCAACCGAACTTGTCAGAATCAAATTCTGTAAATTATGATGACTCAAGTGCTAACTTCATGCAATTGGCGGGTGGTCAACTTGCCGAGGGTGCAATTAAGGGTCTTGGAAGTGGCGATTTTGCAAAAATTGGAGAGGCTGGTAAACAAGCTCTAGCTAATGCACAGAGTATAGCAGGTGATAATGCAACAAAATCATATTTAGCTGCATATTTTGCGGGTCAAGCAGTTGGTACAAACCTGGTCGGTAGAGCCACAGGAATGGTTGTCAATCCAAACATGACCGTATTATTCAGTGGTCCAACATTGAGGTCATTTCAATTCAGTTTTCCAATGACCCCAAGGTCAGCAGACGAAGCGATAGTAATAAGAAAAATAGTAAGAGCATTTAAGAGAAACTCCTTACCACAAAGATCAGGATCAACTGCATTTTTAATGACACCTCGTGTGTTCTTGCTTAAGTACATCTTTAAAAGTAATTCTACCACTCAAGCCACACATCCGTTTCTAAATAAATTTAAACCTTGTATGTTGGCAAGTTTTAACGTCAGTTATACACCAGATAATTCTTATATGACATTGAAAGATGGATCGATGACTCGATACACCATCGATTTAACTTTTAAAGAAGTGGTTCCAAATTATGCAGATGAATATAATCAAATTGACGAACCAAACATGGGATTCTAAACATGGCAAAAAAGTATTTTAGAAATTTACCAGATTTTGATTACGTTGATAGAACAAAGAGTGGTCAGAGTATATCTGACTATACTCGGGTAAAAAATATTTTTAAGAGAGCCAAAATCTCGGATAATATCTTTGAAGATCTCAACTTTTTCACCAAGTATCAAGTACAAGGTGACGAAAGACCTGATAATATCGCAGATAAACTTTATGGAGATCCAAATCTCGATTGGGTGGTAATGTTATGTAATAACATCATTAATTTCGAAACGGAATGGCCAAAAGACCAAGAGTCATTTAATAAGTATCTCTTGAATAAGTATGGTACGTATGACAACATTAATGCAACACATCACCATGAAACCAATCAGGTGGTTGATAGTCTTGGTAGATTGATTGTACCCGAAGGACTGGAAGTACCCGAAAATTATAGTATCACTTTCTATGATACTGGTCTTCAACAAATGGTCACCAGGTCAAGTACATTTCCTGTATCAAACTTCATCTACGAAGATAGAAAAGAAACTGAA